ATTTATCCGCTTCAGCTTTTTGCTAACGCGAAAAAGGGGTAATCGATGCCTATAATGATTAAACCGCAGGACGTTGAGCGAATCATCGCCGCGAACGCGCCTGAAGAATCTAACGCGATGAATTATTTTACAAACAGGCCGCTTAAGAACTCTACGCACATTGCCGTAGCGGAACTTGAAGCGGAATACGGAAACGTACCCGTTATAAAGCGCGGTGCGTTAGGTGTAAGACCCGAGAGCGGAATGTCCGCGAAAATGATCGAGCCCATGCCTATTGAAATTGATGACATCTTCACGGCGGTGGAGGTTGACAATTACGAAAGAGCGACCGATCAGGGCAAACAGCAGATGATTGACGAAAGAATCGCGAACCATCTGCGCGTAGTGCGCACCACAACCAGAGCGTTATGCGCACAGGCGCATCGCGGAGGCATCGACTACATGATGCAGGCAGGAACCGCAATGAGCCGCTATGTTGTTGATTACGGTGAGATAACTGGATTGACTTTTGGGAGCAATCTTGCGGGTTTGACAATCGCAAACCTTATCATCTATCTTAATCAGCTGACAACAGCGATACGCGATCAGGGTGTCGGCGGTCCGATTGAATTCATCGCGTCGCTTGACGTGTTCCAGGCAATCGTGACAGCTGCGGCGAACCAAAAAGCGTTTCCTGTATCTGTGGGTGTCGGGAAAGTCAATATCGCAGGTTTCGAAATCCTTATGGATAACGACACATGGATCGACATCGACAACACCGGCGCAAAAACAACCAAGCGCATGCTTGAGCCTTTGGAAATCATGGCGCGCGCGACAAGCGCTGGCCAAAAGCTGCCGTACCTGCGCCTTGACGATGTCGTCATGAATCAGGCTGTGCCGTTCTATGCGTTCACCAAAGTGCGATCTGATCAACGTGGTGAGGATCTCTATGTAAAGAGCAAACCTTTCCCCTTGATTAACCGCAAGGGAATCGTGTTCGGCAAGTTCCAAGCGTAGAGAGAATTGTACATCTGCCTTTGTTGTAAGTTATGTTTTTAAATTTTTGTTATTGGGCAATGACGCCAAAACGACATCAACATACAAACACAAAGGCAAGATGTGCTTTTCTAAGGAGTTTTAAAAATGGGTATACCTGAAACTATTATAACGATAACTGACCTCGAAAAAGAATTAAATCCTGATGATCTTCGCACAGCGTCTTATGCGGATGACGCTGTGAAGAAACACGCGATTCATAAAGCTGTTATCTGGGTATACGGTAAGGTAGCGACCACAGGAAAAACTTATGACGAGTCAGACGATGTTATAAAAACCATCGTATTGAAACGCGCGATTTATGAATTATTTTCTTACATCGGTAACGAAAGCAGAGCGAAAGCGAATGAACAGGACGCGGCGGATCTGATCGAGACGTATTTCGGCAGCATCGCGACAAAATACGATGACGGCCCGGGGCCAGCTTCCGGGGCGATTGCCGCTCCGGAGCCTCCGCGTTATGGGGGTTAAAGTTGTAAAAAGCCTGCCTGATTACGCGAAAAGAATCGGAGCGGGTCTTGCGCCTACGATGAAGAAAGCTGCGATATATTTGCAAAGCAGCGCCTTGAAAAAAATCAACAACGGCATTATGCCGGCCAATGCGCCTTTAACGCAGGAAGTAAAACGGGGAAGCCAGACATTACGCGATAATGGCGATCTTATGAGAAGCATTGCTCCCCACTCTGGCGACATGTGGGCTGATGCCAGCACCAATTTAAAATATGCAAAGATCTTACAGGAAGGCGGCACAATTACGCCGAAAAACGCGAAGGCGCTTTTTATTCCGGCAGGCGCGAAAACAAGAACATTAATGCGCTCTTACGGGGCGCATTCGCCGCGCTCGCTTATAAAGGCGATGACTGCGGACGGTTACGGATTCTTCAGCATCGGCAAAGCTTACTTTGCGTATAAAAAAAGTACCGGGAAAAGCGGAAAGAAAGGCAAGGAATTTATTTTATTTATAATATCGCGTTCCGTAAAAATCCCGGCGCGTCCGTTTTTATTCATTGATGAAAAAGATAACGCGTATCTTATGAAACTGATTCAGGAAGGCGTTTCAAATTCGCTTAAAGGAAAAAATTAACATGGAAAAAATAATTAACGCGCTGTTGAAAACAATCCGCGCACTTGGAATGGACGCGGTTCTCATGCCGCAGACGGTATCGGCGAATCGTCCGCGCGTCGATTTATATTTTGCTGGAATTGAACTTGCCGGAATCGATCGAAAAAACCCTGAACTTGGAAAGTTTGGCTGGGAACGGATGACATTCACCGCTGAATTTAAAAGCGAAGGTTCGCACAGCAGATGGCTTACGGATACGATAATCGAGTCACGAAAACTATTACCGCTTGCGGAAAATAACATGCCGTTAGCTGTTTATGAAGGTGAAGGTTTAGAACAAAAATCATATAAACTAAGCGCTCACTGGGTACGGCGGCAGAGCGGAAAGTTCATATATCCTGATGAAGAAAGTAAATCAATGCCGGTTAGTTATGTTGAAACATGGGAAATTTCAATATCTTATCCGGCGCATATTATCGGGGCGTGAACGCCCATAGGAGTTGAGCTATGAAAACTACAGGTAAAGACGGATTTTTGTACAATATCAAAACAGGCGCTGTGCTGGTCGGTGGTGTCGATATCACGGTTCCAAAAAACGGATGGTACAAAATACAATCAAAAGCTGCAGAAAACAGCGGTATTCCCGGAAGCGATCCTGCAAAAACAAGAGGACGCGCGTTAAAAGCAGGGGATTTTTATTTCGCGAAAGCAGGACAGCCGCTGGCTGCCGGAGATAGTCTTATTCCATGGACGATTAAAAAAGTTTCTTTTACAACTGATGTCAGCGCGAGCGCACAAGGTCAGGTGTTTGATGTTACAACGCAGGCAGACGTTGATAGCGGGGTAAGAGCATTTGTCTCATCTGTGTTTAAGGATAGAAGCGGAACTATCAATGGTCAGGTTGATGTTGACAGTATTGAACAGCGTTATCTGATAAATGAGTTTAACGCTGTTATCACTGACGATGCCACCTATATCACTTACGAGCCTGCGAAAACGGGAACACATCACTTCATGCTTTCGCGAAGGGAAACTCTTGAAATCGGCGAAGTTGAAGCATGGGAATATTTTCCTGTTGTCATCGAATCATTCCAGACTGACAAACCGATTGAAGGGGTATGTCCTTTCAATTTCAATTACCGTGTTGACGGCACGCACAATCCTGGTATTTATTACAGGACAGTAACTGAAGAGCCGGAAGCAATCAAGGAGGTAACTCCGTGAAGTTTAACGCCTTAAAAAATTACACTTATTATCCTGACATTAACGGTAATCTTGATTTGCCGGAAGCGGAGCGGTTGTCCATGGATATTATCCGCCCGACTGCGGAGGAACATGAATCTTTAGTTTTTACAGAGCTGACACAGCAGTCACAAAAAGACGCTAAAGGAAAAAGTATTTTAACTACGGCGTCGCGGACAAAATTCAATACGTCTAAAATTTTAAGACGCCATGTCGGAGAAATCAGGAATCTGATAATCGAAGATCCGGACAAGGGCGGGGAAGAAAAGCAGATTAAAACCGGAGAAGAATTCGCGGGTGCATCTTTTACAGGCATGTTCACTCTGGTAAACATGATCTGCGTAGAAGTCTGCTCTGACAAACTTTCTGATACGCAAAAAAAAATATCAGAATCGGGCTTAACCTCATCTGGGGAGATTGGCACGAGCGAGAACTAAAACCCTGCTACGCTAATGAAAAAATAATCCTTCGGGAACATGTGATAAAAAGGGGTGAAGTATTTGATTACCTCACCCCTGAATTTTTTACAGCGTACAATTTGTGGAGCAAAATAAAACGCTACGGCTGGCCGCATGGTCCTGACTGGATACGCGAGCCTGCGGGACTTGTCGAGCTTGTAGAATTGTTTGATACGGAACATGAGCTTTTAAAGGAAAAGGATCGGGATGCAGGTAACGGACGAGCTGCGGGTACTGGTAGAAGCGGAAGTAGCCCGGGCAATCGAAAATTTTAATAAACTCTCCGACAGCGTAGATGATTCTGAAAAGAAAACTCTCTCACTTGGAGAAGCTCTTGATTCACTGTCAAAAAAATCCCTGATCATTTCAGGTGTCCTTGGCGGCGCAGGCGTAGCAGCGGTTAAGTTCGCCGGAGAAAATGAAAAGTTAAAACTATCACTAAAAAACATGCTTGGCTCTGCAGAGGAAGCGTCCCGCGTTTTTGAAGAATGGCGTCAGCTTGGTACGTCACCTGGCTTAAATGTCGACGAAGTTTTTTCGCTTGGCAGAGCAATGGTCAATATGGGAAAAGACACCAAGTACGCGACGTCAACTATAAAAATGCTGGGCGATATCGCCGCAGGAACAGGAGTATCTTTCGGTGATATATCCAGTTCTTTTGAGCGCGCCAGGGCGATGGGAAATCTTACGTCACGCGATCTTGTCAGTTTACAGCAGAAAGGCATACCGATTGTAAAGCAGCTTGCCAAAGAAATGGGCGTGACAGAAGAAAGCATAAAAGAGTTAGCGGCTAACGGTAAAATAAGTTTTTCAGATCTTGAGCGGGCGTTTCAATCAATGACAACTCCTGGCGGCCAGTTTGCCGGAATGATGGATGAAATGTCGGGCACAGTTCTTGAAAAATTTTCTAACGCTGCGGATGATGCAAAACAAGCTCTGGCTAAATTCGGGGAATTACTGTTACCTCTAGCAACTGAATTATTAGAAAACGTGAGCGCTTTGTTGCAGGGAATAAGTAATATGGATAATGGGACAAAACGTTTTATTCTTGGCATGGGAGGTTTTATCGCGATATCAGGTCCTGCTATATCAGCGATTAAAGGAATAGGCGCAGCGCTTAATTTATTAGCTAAAAATCCTGCCTTTCTTGTTATAGGCGGTATTGTTGCAGCGGGCGGAGCGATTGCAGGTCTTATAAATAAACAAAAACATGCTTATGAGGATTTAAATGCTGAAATACAAAAAACAAAAGAAAGATCTACTGAATTAATAAAAACATATGCTGCCGGAAATGATGCAAAAACACTCGATGAAGAAACGACAAAAAAATTAATTCGCTTATACCCTGAATTAAGCGGAGAAATAAAAGCTTATACTACCACAGTTGGAGAAGCTGAAGCTGCAATAAAAAAACTTACCGATGCAGAAATTGAAAACGCTGCTAGAAAACAAGTTGATGTGTTAAGAAAACAACTTGAGCAAGCTGAAAAAGCCTGGGATGAGTATGAAAGACAGCAGCGAACTGTTAGCTGGGGTTTTGAATTGTATAACGATTTTCCTATCCGGCTGCCTAGCTTTATAGAAAATTTTGCGGAAGGTCGAACACAGGATTGGCTTACTTTGATTGATAAGTTTCGTAAAGATGCTGAAGAAAAAGCAGAAGATACAAGAGTAGCCATAAATACCGAACTCGCGAAAATAGGAAAAACACTGGATTCGAATCTAGCGATTATCGATCTTCCTCCTGTCACATTAACGCCAACAATTGATGTTGAAGATTTTGTCATGCCTGATACCTCCAATCTTAAAAAAACATGGCAGGAATGGTTTGGAGAAATAGCAAAAGTCGATCCGTCTCTTTTCGGCAGCAGCGGAGCCAAAGCTGCAGAATTATATATCGAGAACTTTGAACGGACGCTTACAGCACAGTCGAATATTGCTGAAGTATTGGGACAGGAACTTGATGTCGCCGGGATTTTAAGAAGCCGTCAATCTGATGTTCATAATGCACTTGTAGAACTTTTATCTATAAACCCTGAAGAAATAAATAGACCGTTTGAAATGATGGATAACTCTATTCAAAAACTTGTAATGGAATATAAAAAACTAGGCGAAGAAGCCGGTCAGAAAGAGTTTGAAAATACTATTCAAGGTTTAACAAATAAAATTAACGATCTGGGAAAATCGCAACGCCAGCTTGCTTATGAAGCAGAACTTGCAAGGCTGGGTTTAGACGCACAATCTGATTCAGCGATAAAACTTGCTCAAACTATGGATAAATTATCTGTTGAAAGCGTATTGTCGGAACTTCGGAATGAACAGCAAAGCCTTGGCAAAGACAAATACGATCTGGCTTTAGAAACAATGTATCTTGCAGGCGCTACTTATGAAGAAATGTCCGCTGCATGGGAGATGATACAAACAATAAGAGAGGCATCCAGTGCTGTAGATGAATTATCATTGAGTTTTGAGGAATTATTATCTTATAAAATTTCAAGCGGATTATTAGATATTTTTCCTGAAATGGAAAAGCAAGCTGCGCAAGCTCTGGGTAATATAACAGCGCAGCTTTCGATGATGAGTTTCGATGTGGTTATTGACGGTTTGAATGCTGTAGGTAAAGCTTTTGCCAATCCAGAAAAAGCTGTGGAAAATCTGCAAGAAGCGCTGGCGCAAATGTCTTTGCAGATATTAAATCAATTGCCAAATATGTTTCTTCAGGCAGGTTTGCAGCTTATCGCGCAAGGTCAATGGCCTCTTGGTCTTGCGTTCATTGCCGCTGCAGGAACATCTGCAATTACTGCAGGTTTTGTTGATGAAAAAATAAATCCTGAAAAAAACAAAGCATCTGCAAATGCGCATGGAAACGCATTCAACGAAAACGGAATTGTTCCTTACGCGCACGGAGGATTTTTCACTAATCAAATTGTAAACACTCCGACATATTTTCGCTTTGGCGGCAAGTTAGGTGTAATGGGCGAAGCAGGACCTGAATCAATTATGCCGCTTAGAAGAATGGCTAACGGTGACCTTGGTGTCGCCGCGCAAGGCGGCGGTAACAATACGTCAGTTATTATAAATAATTATACAGGAGCCGATGTTCAACAGGAAGAACACACAGATGCTTACGGCAATAAGGATATCACTATTACATTCGGACAGATGGTAAATAATCATATAACTTCGGGAAAAGCGGACGGCGCAATGACGCGTTTCGGCAGCCGTCCTGTGGGAGTATAAAATGGCAAAAATATTTTGGCCTGAATCCCTCCCAAAAACTTTGATGTTAAACGGTTTGTCTGCAAAAAGTAATACAAGCGTTGTCCGTACAAAAATGGACGCGGGACCGGATAAAATACGCCGCCGCTATACAGCGTCAACAAAAACGTTTAAAGGCAAAATGATGCTAGATGCATCACAGCGTCTAGAACTTGAAATATTTTACAAAACAGTATTGGCGGACGGTGTTTTTCGTTTTAATTTTTTAGATCCGCAAACACTTGAAATAGCTGAATTTCGTTTCACGGAAAATTATACCGAAAACTCCGTTGACGGTAAATTTGAAATATCAATGTCTCTGGAGCGTTTATGAGTAAGATTTCCAAAGACGCAACAGATGCGGTTCTTTCTCTCGAAACTGAAAAAGTATTTTTACACTTGCTTAAGATTGAAGTCTCTCACGGCGGCGCAGTGCTTCGATTTGCAGACAACAAACAAAATGTTACTTCAAGAGGCGAAGAATATATCGGCACAAGTTTCACGATTGTTCTACCTGAACAAACCGATAACGCGCCGCGTCCGTGCCGTCTCGCTATTGATAATACAGATCTTTCAATTTTTGCTGAAATAAAAAAAGCAGTAGGAAAAGAGATAACCGTAACAGTCTGCGTGATAATGTCTGAAACGCCTGATGTTTATGAAAGGGGTCCGCTCAAATACAAACTGCGTAATGTCAAAGCGAACAAAGAAACAATAGAAGGTGAGGTGCATGATTTTTATCTGACTGATCGTAAGTTTCCAAAAGATACTTATTCTCCTGAAGATTTTGAGGGGTTGTTTTTTTAATGATTTACAAATGGGTGGAAAATTATATAGGCATCCCTTTTGTTTCTAACGGCAGAACACTGGAAGGCTGCGATTGTTACGGCCTTATACGCATGGTATTAAAAAACGAATACGATAAATACTTGCCTGAATTATCAAACGATTATTCTAATGCTCTGAATATAGCAGAAACAGCGAAGCTATTTGCGGAAAAACGTCCAATATTGGCTTGTGAAAAACTAACAAAGCCGAAAGAAAAAGCAATTGTCGTTATAACAGAACATGGTATTCCTGCTCATTTAGGAATTGTAGCCGGTAATGGCTATATTCTGCACACCGGAATAAAAACCGGAAGCGTATGTCAACGGGAATCCCATCCCGGAATACGATCACGCATTGAGGGGTACTACCGTGTCTGTTAAAGTAATTGTTGAATTAAATCCGTTTAGATCGACTCGCACTAAAGTTACTGTTACGCCAAAATCCATAAATGAAATTTTGAAAAATCTAAATTCCGGTTTTCCAGTTTCGCAAGCACGTGTATGCCGTAATGGAGAAATAATAAAAGATTTTTCACAGCAGGCAAATGACGGTGATACTCTCTGGATCAAGTTTGTTCCTTACGGCACCACGCAGGAAGCCGGCATCGGTATGAAACTTGGCGGATGGACGCTTATGATCGCCGGTATTATGATCTCTGCTTTATCTTGGGGTACGCTTGGTTTTGTTGGTGTGGCAATGATTGGCACAGGACTTTCTATGGCGCTTGGCGGAACCGTTCTGCTAAACTTTAATATACCAAAACTTGAAGACCGTGAAAAACCAGATGCCGATCCTTCTATCCGCGGAGGAAAAAACCAAGCCCGCCCGCATGGAAGAATACCGGTACTGTTCGGCAAGCATCGGATATATCCCGATGTCGCCGCGAATTCTTATACGGAAATATCGGGTAACAATCAATATTTAATACAGCTTTTTTGCGGCGGTTACAGAGATTATAAAATCGATTGTGACAGTTTTAAATTAGGCGAAACAGATCTTGTTAAATTTTCACAGACCAAAGATATAAACGCGATTTTATCCGGTAATGATCCTGTTATACAAATGGAGATATTGCAAAATGGAGAAGCGTCAAATTTGTATCCTTATTGCGTACACGAAGACGTTATCAACGCGCCTTTGCAAAACCAGATAGATGACGGCGATGGTAATATGATATCAGGTGAAATTGAACGCACCACGCCTGACAATACTGATAAGTTAAATGTTGATATTTTTTTTCATAACGGTTTGGGCAAATACAACAAAGAGGGTGATTTGGAAACTGCGAATGTTGAAGTTTG